CCCCTCGGTCCATTGACAGATGACACGCCCGGGAGTACGTCCTTGGCACATCGGAGGTCGCATGAGCGAGCCGCAGATCATCTTCACCGGCCCATCTTCCCGAGGCTGGCACCGGCTCCAGCAGGCCGCAGAGTGCCTCCAGAAGTACGCCTACACCTACGGGACGGGCTCGGGGAAGAAAGACGGGATCGTGGACCGGGAAGCGGAGATGAAGCGACCGGCTCTCGTGAAGGGCTCGCTGATGCACTTGGCGCTGGCGCAGCACTACGCCCGCATCTACCAGGCGCAACAGGGAGATGATCCTGCGGCTTTCGTTGAGCCGAAGGACGCGGTCTGCTTTCTCGCAGACGCGCAAGGCACACCGCAGTTCAAGGAGCTCGTGTGCGAGGTCTACGACAAGTACGCCGCTCGCTACGCTGACGACGACAAGCGGATGAAGATCCTTGGCATCGAGAGGCTTTTCGAGCACACCGTGCGAGGTAAGCACCTGTTCACCGGTCGCGTTGACCTCATGTACGAAGACGAAGCGGGCCGCCCTTGGGTGTGTGACCACAAGACCACGAGCCGCCTCACGGCGTCCCACAAGAAGTACTACGCGGCGTCGGGGCAACTCATCGGCTACCAGTACCTCGCTCGGATGAACGGGCACGCTGTCGCAGGGATGAAGTTGAACCTCATCGAGGTCAGTGAGAACCCCAAGTTCGAGCGGATCACGCTTCCGCGTGGTCCCCACTTCGAGCAGCACTTCGAGCAGACGGTAGTGGACATCGAAGAGTCCATCGAGCGAATGCAGGCATCGGGAAGGCCCGTAGACGAGTGGCCGAAGGGGATGAACGAGCTGACGTGCTACCACCGCTACGGTGCGTGCAAGTTCCTCGACCGGTGCCGTTGGGGGCCTGATCACCAGGTCGGAGGGAACTGGCAATGGGACGGGTGACCGTGAAGGGCTTCATCGCCCGGCCGATGGAGCCAACAGAAGTCGAGGCCGTTCTGGCCATGCGCAAGTGCTACCTCTGGATTGCCGCAGAGGGGGAGTCATCGAAGCGATTCAAAGTCGTGCGGCAGTACACAAACCCGGAAGACAAATGTTGAGTGTGATCCAGAGCCTCCAGAACATCGAAGACCCGAAGATGAAGATGATCCTGAACGCGGTGATCACTCAGGACCGTCAGTCGATCGAGCAGATCGCGGCCGCGCTCGACACTGACCCCAAGCAGGTCGAGTTCCTGATCATCGCAGAGTGCGCGAACCGCTGGCTGAAAGCGCAGGGCTGAAGCCTTCAATCAAGTAATCAGAAGAGTAGATGCGCTTCGAGTGATTTTGACAGTTGACACTCTCGCTCCTGAGACATAGAAAGAGCGGGCACAGGAGATAACAATGGACAGAGACCCGGTGGTCGTCTGTACCTACGGCCCTTCGGGCGTGGGAAAGACGACAGACCAAGGCTATTCGTTTCCGAGGGCGCTCTTCGTGGCAGCCCCCGGTGCTCTCACAAGCCTCAAGACCGTCTGCGGCTACACGCCAGCAACGACGCACGTCAAGACTCTCGCGGAGGCGACGAGTCTGGTCAAGAAGGTGAGCAAGGACTTCAACGCCGTCGTCATCGACGACTTCTCTTTTGTCGCAGAGCAGACGTTCGCGGCGTTGGAGAAGAAGTACAACGGCTTCCGCCTCTGGGGAGAGCTGCGGGACCAAGCCCTGGAGTTCCGTGACGTGGCCCGCTATGCGGGCGTGGACGTCATTCTCAACTGCTGGGAGCAGGGTCCGAAGAACAAGCCTGACGGTTCACGGGTCCGTGGCGGGCCGATGCTCTCGGGACGTCTCCCGGAGCAGATTCCTGCGATGTGTGACATCGTGCTTCGGGCTTCGCACGACCCGCAGCGCAAGCCCTGGCCGGCTGTCTACCGCTGCTCGAATGACCCTTCCTACGTCATGAAAGACCGTTTCAACGTGGCCTCTGTCATCGATCCCGCCCCGATGAATCTCGCTGAGATTCTGCGCGCGGCGGGCGTGGCCATCGAACGGCATCCTGACATCGACGGGATGGAGGACTACGTCGAGGCCTTCGCTACGGCGATGGTTTCCGAGCGGAACCCCATCCCCAAGGCCAACGAACTCTACCAAGCTTTGCTGGGTGAAGGCGTGTCTGTACCGGCGGCACGTTGGATCCTTCGCGATGCTCTGGACCGCTGCACGATCCGCAAGGCGCAGCACGTGGCACAGAGTACCTTCATCGACACAGCCGGTATGATCCTCTAAGCACAGGATGAGACAGATGCAGACCAATGAGATCAATGTCGTCCGTGAGTGGGACTTCGATGTCAACCTCTCCGGCCTCCAGGCTCCCACGGGCGCGGGCAACAACCTGCCCGAGGGCTTCTACAAGTTCATGGTGACGGACATGTACGTCAACCCCGAGAAGAACCCGAACCGCGTCATCATCAAGGTGACCGTGGCTGAGGGCCCCTTCAAGGGCGTGGTCCGCACCACGGGCCTCAACCGTCCCACCAGCGCCGACGACAACGTTCGCTACTACTGGCGCGGCCTGGCCGAGTCCGTCGGGTACGAGCCCGCCCAGCTCGACAACGGCCAGATCAGCCTCGGCCTCAGCGCCTTCAAGGACCGCGTGGCTCACGGCTTCTACGCCCCGAAGGACGAGTCCAAGGGCAAGGACTACCAGTACGAGCGCGTCAACTTCCTGCCGCCCGGTGCCTGGGGCGACCAGAAGGCCAACTTCGACGCCAACGCGGCGGCGGCTCCGGCCGCTCCGGCTTCGGCTCCGGCTGCGGCTCCGGCCAGCAACAGCCTCGGTGGCTCTCCGGCCATCCAGGCGGCCTCCAGCGGCAACGCTCTCGGCGGCACGGCCTCCAAGGCTTCCATCCTGAGCCGCCTCGGCGCTTCGTAGGGCTCCTCCCGCGCGACACCTGCGTGACCTCCCGGTAAGTGGTGTGGCTGCCAGGAGAGACTGGCACTTCTGACGGTGTAGCTCAGTTGGTAGAGCAGGTGGCTGTTAACCACCGGGTCGTGGGTTCAAGTCCCTCCGCCGTCGCCACCCGTTGAGGCGCGTAAGCTCCTTCCCCCTGAACCTCGCCCGCCGGGAACAGGAATGGCTAATAGGCGGGCACCTCTTGGGGCTGTAGCTCAGTTGGGAGAGCACCTGCTTTGCACGCAGGGGGTCAGGGGTTCGACTCCCCTCAGCTCCACTTCAGGTCGTAGGAACTGCGCTTAGTTACAGCCAAACCGACCCGTCAGACGAGAAGGATACGGAGAATGTCTAACCAGGTTGAAGTTCGCATCTTCGAGAAACAGGATGCGGGCGGCAATGACTACATGATCGGCAGCAGCCGGCTGCCCGCGAGCGTGAAGCTCGATGAGGTGACGTTCGTGATCTTCTACCCGGAGGAGGGGCGCGATGAAGGCACTCTGATCATCCGGCCCAACCGCCGACTCAAGCGAGGCGCAGAATGAGTGAGATTCTCGGTCCAGACGGACTTCCTATCACCCGGGAGCGTGGAGCTTTTGGTCCGGCTTCCTTGGACGATTTTCCTGACTACACAGAGCCTCATTGGGAGGGTCTTCAGCAGGCGGCGAACGCGCTCTTCGAGGAGCGGCACACGGTCATGATGTCTACCCCCATGGCCCTTCTCCGCGCTGACTTCATCAGCCTGGCGGTCAACGTGAAACGCCTGCGGGAGCGTCACGACAAGATGGCGGCCGCTCTCCGGCGCATCTCAGAGACGAGCACCGACGCCATGTCCTCGAAGATCGCTGCTGATGCCCTGCCCGGCGAAGCCAGTGAACAAAGCACGGCATCGGCTGAGTAGCCGTTTCCTTGCTGGAGCACCGTTCAGCGGACCGGCTATGGGGGTTCGAGCCCCTCTGCCCCAGCCCCCGTCTGGCCGAGACGAACCCAGATGTATACCGTCACCGTCTACTGCAAGAAGAACAAGTCCCGGCAAGAGCTGAAGGTCTTTTTTTCTTCTGATCATGGAAACTGCCTCGCTCGCACCCGAGACGCGGCTCAAGCCTGGCGAAAGACCCACGCTCCTGAGGCCCTGACAGAGGTGTGCCTTGTTCCCCTTCTGTGAACACGACTTCGCTGAGCTCCGCAACAACCTGGGCAACATCGACGACGTGTGGGGAAGTGAAGTGGAGGAGCTGCTCCGGCAACGGGACTTCCTCTTCCGGGCTCTACACGTCGAGATGGGGACCCCTGGTTCAGCTCCCCCCGGATGGGCGTGGCAGGAATCTGCGGGCTACTGGTTGTACGTCGGCCCGAGCACAGCGACGATCCGGCCCGTGGTGATTCGGCGCGCTCCGGGAGTCTGGGCTCTGTGCCAGAACGCACAGCAGACCGGGGGCCAGCTTTTGTTCCCGACGGCCCTCGAAGCCATGCTCGCGGAGCCCCCGTGGGACGCCATCGAAGACGGTGAAACGCAAGAGATTACGCTGCACTGAAGGTGCTTCCTGATGAGCTTGATGAACCCCGGGGAGTATGATCCTCGCGCATGTGGAGCCGATTGTGACAACTGCCCGCTCCAAGGACAGGTGGTGGTGCCTCCTGAGATCCGCCTCCACGCGGAAGTCGTCGTCATTGGGGAAGCTCCGGGCGAGTCTGAGGAGAAGCAGCTCCGGCCTTTCGTGGGTCCGAGTGGCAGTGAAGTTGACCGTGCTCTCCGCGCTGGCGGCCTCCACCGAGGCAAAGCCCACTTCACCACAGCGCTGCTCTGCCGACCCCCTGAGAACGACCTGAAGAGGTTCCTCGCGGTCGAGAAGAAGAAGCACAAGCAGCTCGGCACGTCCATGAAGACGCCGATGGAGTGCTGTGCTCCCCGCCTGGAGCAGGAGATCGCCAACCACAAGCACTTCATCGCTCTCGGGAAGACGGCGGCGAACGCTCTGATGGGGGGCAACCAGAGCGTCATGGGGATTCGGGGCGCGGTCATCGACCTCGAAGCGACCCTGCGAACCCCGGAGCGGCGTGTGATGGTGACGCTGAGTCCGGGGCTGGTGCTCAAGCAGCAGCGGTGGGCGCACGTCTTTCGGAACGACGTGGCGAAGGCCATCCGCTGGTTCCGGGGCGAGGTAGGATGGGTCGAGCCTGATGTGACCTACAACCCTCCCCCTGCGGTGTTGAAGGCCTTCCTGAGTGACCCCTCTCAGATCTACACCTACGACATCGAGACGGACGGAATCGAGTGCCTCGACGCCAACATCCGTTGCCTGGCGATCGGCAACCCTGACCGAGTGATGGTGGTCGGCTTCCGCTCCAACGCGAGGCCCAAGGAGCAGAAGGGTCTGTTCCTCGACTACTACACGTCGCCTGCCGAAGAGATGGCTGTGACGGCTGTTCTCACCGAGTTCTTCGAGCGGGAAGACATCGTCAAGGCGGGCCACAACTCGGGCTACTATGACAGGATCGTGTTGCAGGAGCGCATGGGCATCAACGTCAAGCCCAACATCGACACGATGATTCTTCACAGGAACGTAGAGTCTGAGCTGCCTCACGGCCTCGGCTACGTCGCCTCGCTCTACACGGAAGCCCCGGCGTGGAAGTCGGACCGTGAAGGCAACAAGCTGGCTCTGGGCGGGGAGTCCGACCGAGATCTCGCGCAGTACTGCGCTCGGGATGTGGCCATCACAGCACGGGTGCTGGAGCCTTTGGTGGCGCAAGTGGCCATGCGGCAGCAGGAGTCTGTCTACCGGATGGACATGAAGATCCAAGAGATCTGCGCGGTGATGCACACGACCGGAATGTACGTCGATCAGGAGGCTCGTCACAAGAAGGAGCTGGAGCTGCTCCAGACGCGCCACAACCTGCTGGCGCAGATCCGATCGGGAGTGGGCCTCAACAGCTTCAACCCAGTGAGCGTCTACCAGTTGAGGGACCTGCTGTTCACTGACTGGGGCATCAGCACCGAGTTCATCGACGAGAAGGACCGCTACACGGGGTCGGGGGACCTCTCGACAGGTGACCTCATCCTGCGGAGCCTCCTGACACAGGGCGGCATTCCCGAGTGGCAGCGCAACATCATCAAGTTGATCCGGCGCTACCGCAAGTGCCTCAAGGTGCTCGGCACCTACGTCGTCAAGCTGCGCCCCTCGAACATGGGGGCTGACCTCGGGTGGGACGACGACGAGGACTGGATCGACAAGGAGACCCGCAAGAAGTACGGGGAGATCAAGCGCGGCATCGTCAACCCCGCCACGGGGAGGATGTACCCTGGCTACAACGCTCACGTCGCGGTCACGGGGCGTCTGTCCAGCTCCAAGCCCATCAACGCCCAGAACTTCCCGAAGGCTCTCCGGGCGATGGTGGTGCCTCAGCCTGGCAACGTCTTTGTCGGGGCTGACATGGACCAGCTTGAGCTGCGGATCGCAGCCGCTCGTTGGGGCGTGGAGCTGTATCTTCGCGCGTTCGAGGAGGGCAAGGACCCGCACTCGATGACAGCCTTCGCGGTGTTCGGGGAGAAGTTCTGCGAAGCAGCCGGTGTTGACCCGGCTCTCTTCTCGCGGCCCGGCATTCTCGTGGGAGATGCCTACGTCAACGGCAAGTTCGAGGGTGGCGGGGACGCCAAGTCGATGCGGGACCTCTCGAAAGCCGTCCAGTACGCCAGTCAGTACATGGCCAAGGTCGAGACGGTCCACAAGCTCATCCAGAAGACGGAGCTGCCCGCAGTAGACCCGGTCACGCGCAAGCCGCTGGGAGACGGCACGACGGACCTCCCCTACGCCAAGATGCGTCTCAAGAAGGTCCGCAAGATGCGGGACAACTGGCTGAAAGGAGCCCCTGAGTTCGAGCGCGGGTGGGAGGCTGAGATCGGCACCTTCCGCGACAAGGGCTTCCTCACGGAGGACGTGACCGGGCGGAGGCGCGACTTCCTCGACGGTGAGGCCCCGAACGAGATCGTCAACTTCCCGATCCAGGGGAGCGCTGCCGGGCTCATGAACAAAGCACTGATCGACCTGTACGAGGAGATCCCCCTCCACAAGTGGGGACCCGGCACAGGCATCATCAACCAATGCCACGACGCCATTGTCGTGGAGTGCCCCGAGTCCGAGGCCAAGAGGGTCGCGGGGCTCCTGGAGGAATGCCTGAACCAGACGGACCCGGGGCTGCCGGGTGTCACGTTCACGGCGACCGCAGGGATCGGAACAAACTGGAAGCAAGTCGGCTGACCCACGCACAGGAGCAAACCATGGAAGCAAACAAGGTACTTTTCGCTATCCGAGAGAAGATCGACAGCCTTCTCGGGGAAACCCACGAGGAGGACAAGGAGGCGCTGTTCGAGAAGCTCGACGAGCTGGCGTACCTGATCTCGGAGACGGTCGAAGAGGAGCGGCAGAAGGTCGCAAAGGAAGCAGCACCGCAGGCTCTCGTGAAGGCTTTGCGGGAGTTTGCCATCTGGCACTCATCTGACTACGAGGAGGAGCGTACTCGGCTGGGATCTCGCACGGCGAACAGTGTGAGTGACTGTCTCTGGAGCCAGGTTGTCAATGTCGCAGGACCCCGCGCAGACCTTCCGTCCGACTTTCCTCGCGTGCTTTCCTAAGCACTTCGGGCCATCGCAGGAAGAGCGCGCCGTCGAGGAGGCCGAGAACCTCCTGACGGCGCTTGGCGTTCGGGCTCAGTGGCAGACATCGGGAGACTGGTTCAAGCAGTCCTTCTCGCAGCACGGCGACTGGGACAGTTGGGTCTGGGACACAGTCCACGGCAAGGACTACATGACGCGGGCAGTCCGCTTCCACGGTTTCCTGGTGTACGGGAAAGAGATTGGGCGCGCGACGGCGAACATCGTCAAGACCGCCCTTCAGAGTGGGCGTGTAGTGCTTGCACTCGTTGACTCTTCCCTGTACGCTGTGACAGATGTCGAAGAGCAGGATAGTACCCGCTGGAGCAACGGTTGGACCCTGGTGCTCTCAACGATTGGAGACTGAGATGGAACCGGTCCAGACTGAGACCCCCGTGGAAGAGGCACGCCGCCTGGTTCAGGCGCTGATCGAGCGCGGCATGACGGCCACCGAGATCGCTGAGAAGCTCGACCATCGCGTGTCGAGCCGCACGGTCTATCGTTGGGCGAAAGGAGAGAGCTCTCCTCAGCAGATGAGCGACCTGGAGCTCCTCCGGGCGATCTCTGCGGAGGAATGAGGTACTGAAACTCGGAAACGCGCAAAAATAGAGGTAATGACGTGGAATACATCCGAAGTGTGAAGAGCAACATCAAGGGCGGCGTGGACATCGAGCTGGGCCCGCGCACTGTCCTGGTCGGGCCCAATGGGTCGGGCAAGAGCAGCGTGGTTCAAGCCATCCAACTTGCGGCTGACGGGGCCGTGCGTGACGGAGAGGGCCGGGACCGGATCAAGGACTACAGCGCACTCGCGCGCTTCTTCCCGTCCGGCAGCAAGGTTCTTTTTTCGACCCTCGCGTTGTCAAATGACAACCAGAGGCACTGGGAGATCAAGAAGTCCGGCAAGACCTGGAAGGCGGGTCGGCCCGAGATGGACTTCGAGGTCTTCTTCCCCTTCGAGGAGGTCAAGTCGATCCTGGCGAAGGGGGACAAGGAGATCCGAGCGTGGCTGAGTGACCAGATCCTCGGCAAGATCGACCTGGACTCCCTGAAAGCGATCCTCCCGGAAGAGCAGGCGACACGCATCACCAACCTCGCCCGCTCGGAGGAGTGTGAGCTGGACTTCAACGTCTTGTCGGCGGCTGCGAGGAAGAAGGCGACCAGCCTCCGCCGGTCGGCCACAATGAAAGAGAAGACCGTAGACCAGTTGACCGAAGGCGTGAGCACGCCCCTCACCCCGGCGCAGAAGCTCGCGCTGGAGGAGAGGGCCGAGGAGCTGGGAGCAGCACTCTCGAACACCCACGAGCGCAAGGAATCGGACAAGGTGGCGCTGCTCAACCGCCTCGACAGTGCCCGCGCACGGCTCAAGGTCATCGAAACCCAGTTGGCGGATCCCGCAGCGCAGGAGAGCTCGGATTCGATCTCTCCGGAAGAACTGGCGCTGCTCCAGCAGCTCCAGCGGTTGCTCGTCATGCACGTCCAACACTTCGGAGTGGACAACTGCATGGTCTGCCGGACGAAAAACATCGAGGAGAACTTGGCGGAGCAGGTCGCGATCGTGGAGGAGGGCTTGCGGAGCAGTGCTGATGTCCGGAGGAAGTCCCAGCTCGAAGCGCAGCGGTCGGCTCTCCAGGACGAAGTGAAGACGCTCCAAGAAGCCTACGACAACTTCGTCCTCGTCGATGTCACTCCGCTTCGCGAGGAGCTGAACCAGATCCGCAACCTGATCGCAGGAGACATCGCTTCCCGCCGGGCATGGGACAACGTGAAGGCAGTCAACGCGGAGGTCGCAGCGACTCGGGCTCAGGCGGACAGCCTGGTAGCTGCCGCTGGCACCCTGGACAAGGTAGGGAGGAAGCGGTTGAAGGAGGGTCTTGAGGCCTTCACGGACGAGGTGGGCCACTTCTGCCCTGCTGGTGTTGAAGTAGGCGTTGACCTCGACGCAGGGCGAATCGGCTTCGTCCGAGACGGCCAGCTTCACACGGGACTCTCGGGAGGTGAGTGGTCCGCGCTCGTGATGGCTCTCGGTTGCTACCTCGCGCGCAAGAACCCCTCAGACAGCATCAACGTCTTGACTCCCGACGATCGGGGTTGGGACCCGGCTACCCTCGGGAACGTCATGGCTGCGGTCCAGGACTACGGCGGTCAGGTGATCATCATGAGCACGGTCACTCCGGACGAGTGGGAAGAAGACTGGTCCGTGATCCACCTCGGCGGAGAAGAGTAGCACTCTCTTTTTCGGCCAGACTCCAGAGCGGGTGATACGTTCACCCCTCTGGAGTACCCATGGCCACAGCCGATCCGAACCCGTTCACCAGCCGAACGGTGTCTGTCATCGCAGGCACCCCCATGGAGTGGTCTCAGCGGTTGACCGATGATGCGGGAACAGCGATCCCAGGCACTTCCCGCATTGGCTCGGAGATCGCGACGAACACGCGCGCCCTGATCGTCTACAACAACAGCTCCACTGAGACGCTGTGCATCGAGTGCCGCACGACTGCCTCTCTGATCGATGGGGGAACTGGCCTGTTCCCCCCGATGACCACCACGCCGCCAGCGGACATCGCGTACATCCCGCCAGGCGGCGCGTTCACGGTTGACATCGGGCCGAACGGCGACCGAATCCTTGCTCCCTGGGTGTATGTCCAGGCGCAGGGTGCTGTTGCCGTGACTGCCAGCTTCATCCTGCTCAACACCAGCGGCAACCTGCAACTGGGCCGCTGATGACGACACTGGGCATCAGTAGCGGCTACTCCGTACCGGGGTCAGGCGGAGGTGGCGGAGGTGGCGGGGGATCCGGACCGTTTGAGCGGGTGGACGAGTACGACACGGCTCCTGGGCAAGTGGAGTTCACCTTGTCGGCCGCGCCCAACCCGTCCAAACTGGCCCACCGGGTCTACCTCAATGGTCGGTTGCTTCGGTTGGGCGTGGACTATACGCTGACGAGCGCCACGTTGACGTTCTTGCGTGTACCCGATGCCGAGAGTTTCGTCGCTGTCTACTATGACACCCTGTAGCGGGCGCTGAGAGAGGGTTCTTGTTCGCCTGCGAAGACAGTGGTACAGTCCCCGCGACCGCCGAGTCCTTTGGCGGCGCACTCCCTCTCACAGAGCAGAGCCCTATGCCCGCATACACCTTGATCAAGACCGGCGACATCGCCGACTCCCAGATCACTACCGGCAAGATCGTGGACGCCAACGTCACCACGGCCAAGCTGGAGAACAGCGCTGTCACCACGCTGAAGATCGCCGACGCCAACGTCACCCACGCCAAGCTGGCCGCTGACGCGGTGGAGACCGACAACATCGTCAACCTCAACGTCACCACCGACAAGCTGGCCGACGACGCGGTCACGGCCGCCAAGCTCGATGACGTGTCGGGCGACGGCATGAGCCAGGACACGGACGGCACCCTCGACGTGAACGTCGACGGGTCGACCATCGAGGTCAACGGCGACAACGACCTCGCCGTCATCGAGGGTGGCATCACCGCCCGCGAGATCGCCGCCGACGCGGTGGGCTCCTCCGAGCTTGCCGATGACGCTGTCGACACCGCTGCCATCCAGGACGACGCCGTCACCAACGCCAAGGTGGCCGCCAACGCCATCCAGCGCGAGCAGCTTGACGACGACGCCGTGGGCCCCGACGAGCTTGACCTGGGCGCCAACTACACCTTCGAGGGTACCTCGCAGGTCAACTTCGCCGCCAACGGCCACGTCCGGTGGGCGACGACCCCCAGCGACGCCAACGACCTCGTCAACAAGGCATACGTCGACAGCCTGTCCGCCGGCCTGTCGTGGAAGGACTCGGTTCGCGCTGCGTCCACCGGCAACGTGGATCTGGCGAACCCGGGCGCCAGCCTGGACGGCGTGTCCCTGTCCAACAAGGACCGGATCCTGCTGAAGGACCAGACCGACGACACCGAGAACGGCATCTACCTCTGGACGGGCGCCACCAGCGCCCTGACCCGTACCGACGACATGAACGAGGGCAGCGAGTTCCCATCTGCGGCGGTCTTCGTCCGCGAGGGTACCGTCAACGCTGACATCGGCTACGTCTGCACCTCCGACAGCGTGACCGTCGGTGTCTCCTCCGTGACGTTCGTGGAGTTCACCGGGGCCTAGTCCCGGTCTGACCTTCGACGGGGACGACCTCGCGGTGGCTGTGGACGGCTCCGGCGGCGTCGAGATCAAGTCCGACGCGCTGGTTATCAAGACCAACAACGGCGTGACGACCGACTCCAACGGCCTCACCCTGCTGTTCGCCCAGGGCAACACCACCATCGAGTTCGATCCCGGCGAGGACGATGGCCAGCAGGGCATCCGGGTCCGGTTCGACGGCGCCAAGGGCCTCACCTCCGCCAGCACCGGCCTCCAGGCCAACATCAACACCGACTCCCTGGAGTTCGACGGCGGAACGGGCGCCATCGACATCAAGGACGGCGGCGTGAGCACCGACGAGATCGCGGACGGCGCGGTCACCACGGCCAAGATCGCCGACGGGGACGTGACCCTGGACAAGCTGTCCGACGCGGTCAAGAACAGCTTCTCCGGGTACACCGACACCTCCACGGGTGAGATCGCGTCGGACGGCGACACCATCACCCTGCCCGCCGACTGCCCGGAGACCGTCCCCGGCCACCTCTTCTTCCTGAACGGCCGCCTCATGGAGTTGGGCGCTGGTCGCGACTACACCGTCACCACCGGCGTGATCACGCTGGTCGGCGGTTCGATCGCTGGTGACCGCTACCAGATCGTGTACGACAGCGAGAACCCCCCGGCCTGATCGCCCCGGGCGTGCTACGCTGACCCCGTCCTCCTCGTGAGGGCGGGGTCCTGTCGTTCTGGAGTACGCCCATGCCGCCTCGGAGCATTCTGGTCTTTGCCCGTGGGTGTGACACAATCCGCAAAACGCCCTTCTGGACGGGGTTTCGGGAGCGCATCGAGAACACCCCTCGGGGTCGCTTTGTCGAGGTGGGCGCCCTCCTGGGCAGCGTTCGGGTGATGCAGGAGCAGGTGGACGAGTCGTTGCGGCGCGGGGAGCTTGCGGCCCTGGTGGGGATGCGGATTCCGCGCGGCGGGGGCGACTGGAGCCAGATCCGGCACTTCACCGAGGCCCGGTTCAGCAGGCGCCTGAGCAAGTACGTCGAAGGGCGGCTGCGGAGTGCGAACCTCCCTGAGATTCCGGTGCGCTACAACGTGGAGTACGGGCCTGACGACGTGAAGCGAGACCGGGAGGCCCGCGCCTACGTCCAGGCGTGTGCGGAGCTGCGGCACCGGGTCGCGCCGCTTGTGATCTTGCCTTGGTTCGGGGACAACCCCGAGCAGCGCCGTTACCGCAAGGAGGACGCTCTGGGAAGCCGCCTGTTCGGGGTGCTCATGGCCCAAGGCGTCACGCACTTCTTAGGCAGGTGGAACGGATGATCGTGATCTTCGACCGACAGCACTACGGCAAGCCCGGCAAGTCCGACCTCGGCGCCGGGTACGATCTCGACCAAGACGGCAACGTCGAGCTTCAAGAGCGCGAGGCGAACCTGACGCCGCTCTACATCGACCCCGCACGGAAGATGCTGGAGGGTCTGGGTCACACCGTGCATGTCCTCGACGCGGGCTGGTACAGCGAACGCCACAAGCAGGCCAACGCCATCGCAGCCGCGACGGAGGAGCCGGTGGCGTACCTCGCCTGCCACATCAACGCCGGCCGGGGCGACTACGCCGTGATGATCCACGACGAGCGGAGCGCGGGGGGCAAGCAACTGGCGAACAACCTCACGGCGGCGCTGTTCGATCACAACCCGCCGGGCATCCGGCGGTTTCTCGTGCGCGGAGCGTCGGCCAGCAACGCTTGGCGGCGGGGCTTCTCGACCATCCGGGGGATCTACGCCGGCCCCGCAAACATCAGCGGTGTGTGCGTGGAACCGTACTTCATCGACCACCCAGGCCACCGGGTGTTGGCCTCCCCGGAAGGTGGATCAGCGCTCGCTGAGGCGCTGGTCGACGGGTTGATCCAGTGGGGTCACGTCGCGTAGCCATGAGCGGTGGCCGCCGCGCATGGTAGGCTTCGGACGACCTGTCTCTGGGCAAACGGATGAAAGACCTCCTGACCACCGGCCTCGCGCTTGTCGGAGCCTACGCGCTGCTTGACCGCTTGGGTGTTGTCGGGGGTCCTCGGTGCCCCGAAGCGACACAGAGCATCGGCGTGAACACGCGCAACCGGCAGATCGCCATCGACCTGTTCTTGTACGGGCCGCTCAACCCCGCGTTGCCCTCGACTGGGTACTGGCGTCGTCTCGCTGCCGTGTGGTCCCGCAACCAGGAGCCAACCCCAGAGGCGATTCAGGAAGCGAAAAGCGCTCGGTGCGGAAACTGCGGGGTGTTCGACGTGTCGCCTGGGATGCGTCGGTGTCTCCCGCCCATCGACACCGCCGACGACTACGACACCTTCGCTGTGGAGTCTGACGCGGTGCTGGGGTACTGCTGGGCGCATCACTTCAAGTGCGCCTCGACGCGGACGTGCAAGACGTGGGTAGCTGGCGGCCCGATCAAGACGGATGCTCGCAGCCCCTTGCGCCAGCTCCTGAGACGCGGAGTAGGTGGCTGACGTCAGCTCTCCAGCCCGAGAGCGGCGTTGAGGTGCTCCTCGATCTCCTCCAGGAGAGTGTTTCGGAACACCCGGAGCTGGGTCTGGTTGCATGAAGACAGCTCATCGAGGATGTGATCGGGGATGCTCGCCCCCACGATGAGGTTGCCTGCCTGGCTCATTCGGACCTTGAACTTGCAAGCCCGCGCGAGGATCGCTCCGTGACGGGCTTGTGACACGGTCTCCGCGAAGTCCGACACACGAGAGTAGACCGTCTGGGCTGCGGTGAAGAAGTCACCCCAAGGCGTGCTGTAGTTTTTGGGCTCCGGGGAGAAGGCACTCTCCTCGGGTGCCTGTTCCTTCGCTGCACGAGCTTCGATGAGCCAGGGATGCTCCTGCTCCATCTTGCGCTTGATCCGAGCGGCGTTTCCTGCTTCCCCGCCTTCGCCACGTTCTGCGAGAGTGCAGACCTTGAGGTACTTCTCGAAAGTCTTGTCGTCGTCAGCCATAGAAGTTCCTCAGAGCTCTTGAACTTAGTGGGAGAGTGACATATGACACTAACGCGGAGGTGAAGTCAAGCATGTCGAATCGGTATCGTCGAGCCAGAGCGTTGGGGGCAGATCACTTCGAGTCTCAGGTCCGGTCGGACAGGGAGCTCTTGGCTCACTTCGGGCTGAAGCTGCTCGACGTGTCCGGGGGAATCTCAGTCGCCTTTGAGAGTGAGTTGAAGTCGGGCCGGATCAATCCTTGGAACTGCACGACCATCGACGGGAAGCTCTTCGAGTGGCTGGAACCTCTGCTCCAAGAGCTGGCTCGGCGGCGGGAAGAGGACCTCAAAACGGGCTGACACCGAAGAGATCTTCGTAGGCATCCGCGACGGCCTCGTTGCTCATGTCCCCGAAGATGGAAGCAGCATACGCCGCCGAAGACCTCTCCGTCGCCTCGACAGCAATCATGGCCCCGGGAGCCTGATCTTCGTTGCCCTCAGTACCCACGTCCGCGAACTGCGTGGCTTCGCGAGAGCTCTGTCGGGCCATGTCGCGGAGGATGTCATTCAGGATCTCTCGCGCCGCTGAGACATCGTCCTTTGAGGTGAACAGTGACTGGTCTACTTCTACGTAGGCTTCGCTGTACGTGACCCCTTGGGCCTTTTGAAGTGCCTTTACTGCGGCGTTTCTCAGGCTACGCAGGGCGCTGTCCGTTTTGAGCGCTCGGCTCACAGTGGGCAACAAAGCCTGCATATTTGGGTCCTGCAAGAGGCCGTTCTTGATCTTTGCCATCTTCTCTCCTACGGAGAGAAAGTACCGCAGAGCGCCGGTTTCAGCCAGCTCGACAGGTCGAAGGTGAGCTGCCTTCGTGGGTATGCGCGCGGGTCATGGGGGTCAGGTCTGGATTCGGCGAGAATGCCCTGCTGATCGACATTCTCGCCAAGTTACTGAAATAATACATTTCCGTAACTAAACCAGGTAACCCCTGAAAAGGACGAAAACAGGCTCCAGGACTGCTTTCTCGGCCAGGCTTCGGGGTTGCTCAGTTGCCCCTTCGGGGCAGTAGCACTCAGATCCGACCCGCCCGGTGGTTCATGGGAAGCATCTGTCCTACGATGCCGGACAACTCTACCCGCACAACAGCACCGGGAGTGTGCCCTTATGCGCCGCATGAAGAGAAACCCTTTCTTTGTCAGCCCCAAGGGCGCTGCCGTTGAGGTCAGCGACGAGGACTTCGAGAGCCGCAACTTCCCGCGCCGCCTGAAGCGGGAGGTCACGATCGAAGGTTTCGACCCGGCGGACCTTCCTCCGGGCTTCAGCTTGCGCAAGAGCGGCAGCCGGTTCCACATCCTCTTCGAGGGGCGGGACACGGGGCTCTACGCACTGGACGCCCGCAAGGCGGCTGAGATCGCACATCGCAAGCAGGGGTCGTTCACTCCGGGGAAGAAGGTCACGCGGGCCAAGACCACGGAACGTCCGGGCGGAGGGTCGCGAGACAACGCCCTGTTCAAGGTCGGTCGTGCTGAACTCGTCCGGCGCTCCCGTCAGGGCGACGAGGAAGCCGCTCAGGAGCTCCGCAGGCGCGGTCGCGACCCCCACACGGGCCTGAAGACCAGCGGGCTCGGTGCGCGCATCGGCAAGGCCGTCAGCAATCCCGCTGATGCTTGACCTGACAAGCCCGCCCGCAGAAAAAGAGCCCCGTCTTGGAGTTCTTGATCTCGGAGGGCTTCCTGCGCAGCCCAACGCCACAGGAGGAGCAACTCACGTTGGCGTTGGGGTGACCCTCCTTTCGGGGCTCCTCGCGGGGCGGTTCAGGAGCAGAGGCCGGGACAGGGGCAGGAGCCAACCGCGCCGAACGGACTGACGGGCATCCTGCGTACCAGCAGGCCTCGGTTGTTGCGGGTAGCTTGCTCGGAAGCAGATGCCTCTTGCAGACCCACACGTTGTCAGAGATCCATCGCGAGTTGGAGCCCGGTGCCATCAGAAGCCGCCATCGTGATCGTGAGGGACAGCCGTAACCGGATTCTGTTCCTCCGCCGCTCCGTCACCTGTCCGAAGTACCCGCTGCACTGGGGACTGCCTGGAGGGTACCTGGGCCCCGGTGAGACACCGGTTCAGGCGGCCGTGCGAGAGCTGCGAGAAGAGACAGGCCTTCACCTCGGACAGAGTGATCTCGTCCCGAAGGGTTCTTCTCGCGCAGGGGGCGGCATCCACGTCTTCGAGGCCCGATCGCCCGAAGTGGCTCCTGTTTCCTCCGACGGAGAGCATGACGGGTTCGTGTGGGCCGCATTAAGCTCTCTCCCGTACCCCTTGGCCCCTGGGGTCAAGGACATGTTGTACTCCTGGGAGGCATGATGTCTGTCTACGCAGTCGCCGGGTCGAGCACAGGCTCCTCCCTCACCAACCTGAACGTCGGCGCGCAGCTTGACGCCTTCGGCCGACTCCGGGTGAGCGAGCCCTACGAGCTTTTCAGCAAGGCGTGCGAGTTCGACAACCAGCCGTTGTTCTACCAGAACGTCCTGACGGGCACGGCGACGCAGGCGTACAGCAGCGACACCACGTCCACGACCCTGACCGCTGCGGCGGCGGGCGACGTGGCGATCCGGCAGAGCCGGTGGTACGTCCGCTATCGACCCGGAAAGAGCCAGCAGGTGTTCGTCACGGGCAACTTCGACGGGCAGCAGACCGGCGCGCTGAAGCGCATGGGCCTGTTCGACGACGACACACAGACGCAGAGTACGGGTGACGGCATCTTCTTCGAGGTCGATGACACCGGCATCTTCGCCGTGCTGCGGTCGAGCACGTCGGGCTCGTCGGTGGACACCCGCATCGCCCAGGCGTCGTGGAACGGCGACAAGCTGGACGGGAGCGGGCCCAGCGGGGCGACCCTCGACCTGACGAAGCATCAGGTCGCGGTGTTCGCCTACGGGTGGCTCGGGAGCGCGGTGGTCCAGTACGGGTTCGTGATCGAGGGCGCGATCGTGTGGTGCCACACCATCCGGCCCTCCAACGACTTCGCCACGGTCTACATGGGTCGGCCGTCGATCCCCGTCCGGTGGGAGGTCCGCACGTCGGACGCGGATGGAACCATTCAGGCGACGTGCGCGAGCGTACAGTCTGAGGGCGGGTTCAACACCAACGGCGTTCAGCGAGCAGTCTCACGGGGAGGGACAGGCCTCACGACGACGGCGACGGCCCTCCGGCCCCTCCTCACAATCCGGCTGAAGGACGCCTACCGGCGCAGTCTGGTCAAGCCCGTGACGTTCAGCGTGCTCGCGCAGGGCTCCAGCCCGGAGAACTACGAGGTGGTCCTGCTCGTCAACGCGAACCTGACGGGTGCGACGTTCGCGGCGGGCTCGGCGTCCGAGACGGTTGAGTACGACACGGCAGCGACGGCGGTGTCCGGCGGACGGATCCTGGCCTCCGAGTATGGGTTCGGCGGCGGTGGACCGGCCAAGGGCGGGTCGGCGGGTTCGCCGATCGCGTCGGACGTGCCGATCTCCTCGGACTACGCTGGCGTGCAGGACACCCTGACCCTCGCCGTTCGTCCGCTGGGTACGTCGAGCACCACGTTCTTCGGCAGCCTCGGCTGGCTGGAACTCTACTGACTGGTAGCACTCTGAAATCTGGCTCTGGACCGCTTTCCGTGGCAGAGTAGTCAGACGGAGAACTCCAATGACCAACTACCCCCTGCCCCCTGGTGCGTCCTGGTACCCGCAGTACCTCCCGTACCCCCAGGCGATCCCTGCGGTCAGCAACTACCCCGTGCCCAACCGCACGGCGATCGACTGGCCCCAGGCTCAGTGGGCTCCTCGGTACCTCCCGCCAGGCAGCAAGAGCTTCCAGGACTTCAACTGGGGCGTAGGTGCGGAGACGAAGGTCCTCTACGGCGCGGGAAACCCCATGCAGACGCAGACTCCCCGTGGGGAGTACGCGGGCGCTGATGGCGGGTGCGGCTGTGGCAGCTCGTCCTACGGTGGCGACTGCGAGTGCGACGGGAAGAAGGTCTGGAGCCCGTGGGCGTACCTGGCTCTCGGGGCGGGCATCGGAATCCTGATGAAGCACCTCCTGGAGGCTGCGCGCAACGAAGTCGCGGACTACTGAGGAGGTTGACGTGGGCGTTCTTGCAAAGCTCAACCCCCAGACAGTCCAGACTGGGGGGAACATTGCAGCAGTCGCGATCGGAGCTCCGGCCCTGATCTACGTCGGCGTCCGCTACGCCCCCACGATCAAGTCCAAGATCATCTTCGCGGGGCTGGGGGCAGCTCTCCTCTGGGCCAACGCTGAAGGGCTGAAGGCAGCCTACAACAGCCGCGCGAAGGGGTGAGCTGTGTTCTCGAACCCCAAGAAGAAAAAGTCGGGCGGTCGAAAGAAGCCAGGCGGGCAGAAGAAGCCAGGCGGCCAAAAGAAGCTCAAGAGAGGGGCAGGGAGACAGAAGTCTTCCGCTCCTGTCCAGCTCATAGGAGAGCTGACCCAGGCTTCTGCTGAGGAGCAGATCAAGCGGTTCAAGGCGCAAGCCCTCGCCAACATGGGTCTCGACGCCAGCGCTCTCAGCCCGGATCCCGGCATCGGCCCTCGGCTCCTCGCCGTGCTGATGATCGGTGGGAGCGTCTGGGTCGGGTGGAAGATTGCCTCGTCCTGACCAGCTCCAGGCTTTCAAGCGCCTGTGCAATCTCCGCATCAACCAGTGCGTCGAGATCTTGGGGAGGCCACTCGAAGTGACCTTCGACCTGGGGCACTACGCGCACTTCGACAAGCCTCGGGGCTTCGGAGTGACGTTCATCGAGCCCCACCGCTGCCACATGCGCTTCGCCCCGAAGCTGGCCGCGTCCCCTCTGCATCGCGCGGATGCGATCATCCGTCACGAGCTCGGGCACGTCGTAGACCACCGGATCCCGAAGGCTGAACTCGACGCGTGGGCGAGGACGCGCGGTTTCGATCTTGCGGACACCCCAGAGGTGAGAGCAGACGACATCGCTCATGCGATCTGGGGAACGAAGCTGAGGTACGACCGGGATACGGTGCAGAGCACTCTCCACGGCAACCCCACTCGTCCGGCTCACCTGGGACTCTGATGACAGCAGCACTCCAGAGACGGCTCAAGCAGCGCGGGCTGCTTCCTTCGACGCGGGAGAAGTACGAGGACATCCTCGACTCCGCCAAGACTGACGACCTCATCGGCTGGCTGTCGCGCAAGGTCAACGCGCGGACTCCCATCGGGACGGTCCTGCCCGCGCGGGCTGCGGTCAAGCACTACCTCATCAGCGTCCAGGGGTACGACGAGGACTCCGTCGATGCGCTCCTCCCGAAGGCCCGAGGTCGTGCCGCAGAGCAGCGCCAGGCTCTCAGCCCCCAGCAGCTCGCCATCTACTTCGCTGCGGTGGACACCATCGAGGCAGAGCCCGCCCGCACGATCCTCCTCCTCTTGCCGAAGGTCGGCCTCCGCATCAGCGAGATGGTGGGGCTCCGTGTCGAGGACGTGAAGCAGCAAGGAGCCACCCAGTTCTTCTCGTTCCGAGGGAAGGGTGACAAGCACCGCATCGTCCCGCTGCCGAAGGCGGCAGTCCTGACCCTCGACGAGTACCTGGCTGACCGCGTGGAGACCGACAACCCGTGGCTGTTCCCGACGAGCCGAGGAGGCCCGATCACCCCGCACGGTGTCCGGAAGTACACGCGGCGCATCGCGGCTGACTTTCCTGACCTGGCGGGGCTCTCTCCCCACGTCCTGCGGCACACCTACGCGACTTCGCTGCTGCGGAAAGGAGTCAACCTGGCGACGTTGCAGGCCTTGATGGGCCACAAGAACATTCAGACGACCCAGCGCTACCTCCACCCGGACCTGGACACGCTGGCGGGGGCAGTAGGGGCACTGGATTAGTGCTCCGCTTTCCAGTCTCCTGTGACGCCTGTGAGCGCCCAGATGGGCAGTAGGGTGCATCCTGCGGGGGTCCGGTCCTCAGACAGCTCATCGAGCATCCGAGCGAACATGGAGAGCTCCAGCGGAGGCGGGCTGGCGCTGACTTGGGCGCGAACCCGGCCCCCTTGCAGGAGGCTGAAGTGGTCCGGGACGTCGTGGCGATGGCAGAGCCACAGTTCGGCAGCCATGTCATCGATGACGGACGCCACATCAGGAAAATCCGCCCTCGCTTTCAGGCACACGGCAGTCATCCACTCACTGACGAGTGCCCAACGGTGGACCTTTGGCTCTGCTTGCGTGATGAGAAAGGCTTGGGAAGCCCGGATGTCCATGCCAGTTCCGTGTAGCACTGGTTGCGCTTCCTGCTTCCTGCTCAACAGGGTATAGTCTTTTCCAGCTTTCTGCGCGAAGGGAAATCAGATGCACCACCCCAACCACGCGATGGTCAACGCCGCTGACTCTCTCATGCGGGAGTACGGCGACGCGATGAGCGCGGCGGTCTTCAACACCCGCCCCGCTTCGGCCAAGCCCAACCCTGAGGCGGGGATGAGCAAAACGACGAAGCTCATCCTCGGAGGAGCTGCGATCGCCGCTGCGGTGTACGTCCTCCGCAGGCAGGGCGTGAGCCTCCCCTTCTGAGCCGACGTGGAAGTCAGCAAGAAAGGCCTGCGCTACCTTCTACAGTCTGAGGGGGCGATCCCGTACGTCTACGATGACGGCGACGGGACTTGGCCGAAGCGGCGGATCAGCAGCTTCTCCACGAAAGGCTACCCGACGATCGGGGTAGGCCATCGCATCTACCCGAGCGAGCGGGAACGGTTCCGGGCACACCTTTCGGGTGGCAGGGACATGACCGAAGCAGAGATGACCGCGCTGCTGCGGGAAGACATCGACAAGCGGATCGCGACGCCTGGCTGGAAGGCTCGCATCTTGGTCCCGATCACGCAGTCCATGTACGACGCACTCGTCCACCAGGCGTTCAACACCGGCCCAAACGCCAACAGTGTCCGCACGGCCATCGCAGCCATCAACCGGAAGGACTGGTCCGCCGCACAGCAAGCACTGGCCAATGGCCCCGTGACGAGCAAGGGCAAGAAGCTCGACGTCTTGGTCAAGCGACGCGCGTTCGAGGCCTCCTACTTCATGGAGGACGGCGAACCCGGAATGGTCCAGGCTGTCCCCCGTTGGGTGTGGGTGAGCGGAGGGTCTATCGCGGGTCTGCTCTTGCTGTGGGGCGCGATCCGGCTTCGGCGGGTCCTCTCTCAGCGCCCGTAGTTGGCCTTCCGACGCTTGTGCTGTTTCAGCCGGCCCTTCTTCTTCTGCCGGCCCTGAATGATCTCGATGTCAGACGAGACGCGGAACACAGAGAACGAGCCGTGCTCGAACCGGTCCACATCGTGAACGCGGATCCGGAGGCCTCCCCGTGCAGGCTCGAACTTCATCACGGGGTACCCGTTCATCTTGGCCCAGAGACGAGCTCCTGCGAGGGTCCACCTGCGCCCCGTGAAGATGACGCTGAACGTCTCCGAAGGTGACGGAAGTGGCGGCAATGGTTTCTCCGTCCCGAGTGAGACATCGCCTGTCTTTCGCTTCCGAGAGACTCGATCCCAGTTGCGGATCATCTGCTCGACGTTGGCGATGTCTGTCTCCGCGATGTTCTCTGTCCCGATGGCAGTCGCCACGATGCGCCGCTTGGTGCGGACGATGACATCCACCCGGTCGTCTACGGTTCCGGGGACGTGCATGTACCAGATCGTGGTCTTGAACTTCTGCCCGATGCGCCGGATTCGATCCTCAGCCTGCTCCTCATCGGCACTGGTGTAGAACCGCTCCACGAACACCAGGTGGCGGGCAGCGTGGAGGGTGATCCCCTCCTTCCCCGCCTTCGTGCAGATGATGACAGGCATCTCGAAGTTCTGGAAAGCGTCGATCGCAGCCTGGCGCTTCTTGACACTGACCGAGCCGTCAATGACACCGAACCGGATGCGGGCTTTGCGGAGCGACTTGATCAGCCGGGAGCAGACCTGCTTGTGCTCGCAGAAAAACACGACGGGTTCACCGACTCTCACAGCCCTCGCTGCGAAGTCTGCTGCCGCGAAAGCCTTCCCGCGACCGAGGATGCGGCGCAAGTAGCCGATCTTGACCAGTGATTCCGCCGCGAGCTTTCTCTCGATCTCTGCCTCGGAGTAGCCCTCCCCCTCCAGGTCTGTTCGAGACTTGCGGAGCCACCCCTCAAAGTCGTTGTGGGCCTCATCGTACTCCTGCTGATCGGCTTGCCGGAGCTGAACGTAGAGGTAGGAGCGCTTCTTCGGCGGGATGTCCGGAGCCACGTCAGACAACAGTCGACGAATCATCGGGGGCTTTCGGCCACCGTAGAGGCTCTCCAACTGGTCCATCTCGTCCGTCGAGTTGACAATGGGAGTTCCAGTCAAGAGCAAAATGCCTCGATCCGGCGTGCAAAGTGCGCGGAGCGCCTGGCTCCTGTACGCGTCTGGGTTCTTCGCGAAGTGAGCCTCGTCTGCGACAATGCAGCGCCAGTCGACAGTCTGGAGGTCATCCAGCCGGGGGTCGATCAGAGGCCACCCGACAATGAGCACATCGCGCTCCCCGATCCTGCGGGGCATCTCGCCCCCGGACTCAAGCAGCCTGACGTTCAGGTGGGGAGCCCACCGCTTGAACTCCCGCTCCCAGTTCCGCAGAACAGAGGGAGGGACAATCACCAAGGCGGGAGTGGTGTGCAGGTAGGTACGGGAGAGGGAGCAGATGGCCGTAGGGGTCTTGCCCGTGCCCGGGGCGTTCGCGATGAGGACGCGGAGTCTGTTCCGGATGATCCGCTGGACGTCCTGTTCCTGCTGTTCGCGAAGGGTCAGCATAGCACTCCGCTATCCCGCAGAGAGTGGTCGGATGCACCTCATCCGGTAAAGGGAAGGACATGAGACTGCGGCGCAACCCTCTCGGCATGAGTGTAGCGGCTGACCCTGAGCTTCGCACACCTCCGTCGCGAGGCATGCAGGGCAGGCCCCGGCGCGAGGCCATGAAGGTCCCGCTGTCCGTCGAAGTCGTCCGCGTCGGACGGCAAGGCCGGCGTACGCACATCTTCGACCCGAACCAGCCCGGCTCAGTGCTGTGCGGCAGTGGCACGCGCAGCCCCAACGGCCAGACGGGAAACCGAAACGTCCCCGAGCTCTACGCCAGTGAGGCTCAGTTCGTCACCTGTGTCCGGTGCCAGAAGCTTGGCAAGATGAACATGGCCCAACACGGCTCGTTTCTCAGCAAGGCGCGGGGATGAAGCGGAGGTACACCTGCGATGACCTGGGCGGCTCCCCTATCGGGGAGTGCCGAGACTTTTATCCTTCACTGACTACGGCTCAGATGAGCGGGGGTAGGGGTGAAAACGAGGAGAAATACCTCGCGTTCCAGGAGAAGTGCGCGGAGTCCGCTGAAGCGGAGACGGCCTACTACGCCGAGCAGGGCTGCAAGCGGCGGGCGCACCGGATGCTGCCCGGAGGGCGCTCTGCGACGCGCTACGGAAGCCCTGACAGCCTCCAGACTGCCCGATCGGGTCTCTCCTACCCGCAACGTCTGGAGCGGCTGGAAACGTCTCTCAGGCACCGCACGCAGCCTGTGCGGCCCGCGCCCGCAAGAGCTGAGGTGGTCCCCATCGGAGCTACTCGCGTACGCGAGGTGGAAGAGCTCCTGACAAAGGCCTCCTTGGGAGAGAACCAAGATCAGCTCAGCCCTCGCGCTTATCAGGAGAAGGCGCTGCCTGCCTTGCGCAGGATGGTGAGACGAGGGCTGATCGACCCTGCCCGGCTCGACAAGTTCTCGAATCGGGCTGACAAAGGAGAGCGCGTATCCTTGACCTTCGCCGGGAAAGTTGGAGAGCCTGCTTCCGGCCTGGCCACCCGCATCGGAGAGAAGATCTTCGCGTTCAACGCGAGGCTGTCCAACACCCTGACGAGTGGAAGCCGCAAAAAAGAACCCTTCTCCGTGGCACCTGACCTTGTTGGCGGCGCACAGTTGATCTTGAAGACAGATCGGGGGGTCAAGGCAGATTTTCCCGTGGAAGCACGGATCATCGCGGTCAACGGCAACCGAGCCCCGTTTGCGGAGCTTCAGCGTAGAGCCGCGAACTTTCGGGTTCCCCCGGGCAGGGAGGCCGCAGCTCCTTATGCCATCGCGCTGCTGCTGTTCTTCTTCAAAGCGGTGAGCGACAACGCCGACGCAAAGGGCCGCGTTCGGCTGACGATCGTGGGGTACGACAACCAGCCCTACACGCTGCCTCCCGTGTCACTCAAAGGCTTGCAGCACTCCGATGTGGTGCAGGCCTCTGACCCGAAGCGCAAGAGCTACTATACTTTCCGCAACCTCTCCAAGAGGGAGGTCGCGGAGTACCTGCTGGGGCTCAGACCCCGTACCGTGCAGCGCAAGAAGCGGCGTGGCCGCCCCCCTCGCGAAAGACAACCCAGTGGCCAAGCCTTCCTTCCTCGACATCGACCAGTACACGGACCTGGAGCCAGGTCAGATGCGGCCTGTTGCGGGGAATCCTCGGTACTGCGTCTACCGCAAGATCGTGAAAAAGCCTGTCCCTCGCGAGCAGGAGTTCGTCGTGACGACCTGCTCCCGCGCCCGCAGTTGGCAGAAGCTCAACCAAGTCAATCAAGTGGCTCGTCGGATCGTAGACGCCGAGGAGACCGAAGCCCTCAACCTGATGGAGGCCCCCATGGCCCGCTCTCGCCGAAACCGCGCCCGCAAGAACGGGCTTGCTTCCTTCGACCCCCTCGCCGAGCTGATGAAGGAGTTCGGGGACTCCGCCCGACTCGGCGCGAGGATCCGGCACGGCGCTCCCGACTTCGACGCCCCCACGGCACATGGCGCAGATCCCTACGGCCTCAGTGACGGCCCCTACGGGGCCCGCAGCAGCGTCCCGACCAACCGCCGCAACCCGCGCAAGAGCCGGAGCACCAAGAAGCGGGCTCCGACCGCCTGGAACCGTGAGTTCGGTCGACTGGCCAAGGAGGCTTCTGCGTACCAGGCCGCTCGCGGCTGTTCACTGAAGGAGGCGTGGGCCGCTGTTCGCGGTGGTCAGCGTGCCGCCGCCAATCCGAAAGAGCGCCACGGCTACCACAGCACCGGCCCGTTCACGATGGACTACGAGAGCCCCTACGAGCAGGTTCGTGGCGCGTACGAGGGTACGCCGGCCCCGAACCGACGCAACCCCGGCTACCGCTCCATGAAGGGTGCGCAGCTCGAAGCGCCCTCCCGCAGAACGGAAAAGAGCCCGCCTGGAGTGATCCGGGCGGGCTTTCTCGTGGCCGAATCTGGCCGAAGGGTGGCCGAATCAGCCTTTCTTGCGCTTCCAGACGAAGAAGCCGATACCACTGACCATCAGGAGACCGATCACAGGCAGGAGCATCCCGCTCCCGCCGGTCGACTCTGCCGTCATCTCGGCGTCCTCGATCGGCATCTCCCCGGGAGCAGCAGCCCGCCCTGAGCCCGCCTTCATCATGAAGTCCTTGCGCGATCCCTTACTGCCCTTCTTGCCCTTCGGGCCCTTCTTGAACCCCTTGCTCTCAGGTGTAGTCTCTACGCCCCGCTCCTCGCGCTCGATCAGCGACTTGCCCTTGCCTTTCACGTAGAGCTTCTCATCGAGCTTCTTCGCCTTCGCGGTCTTTTTCTTCGCGCTGGGCCTTGCTCATGCCAAGGAAACCGTAGGGTTCGCCGTAGGAGAGGGGGGAGGGCTGGAAGTGCATTTTCGTGTCCTCAGGAACGGAGCTGCTGGAGCTTGCGGTCGATGATGCCCAGGAGTCGCTTCTTGAACTCGACGCGCTTGTAGGCGACGTTGAGGTGGGTCTGCTTGAACTGAGGCTTGTCTGTGGCGGTCACCTGCCAAGACAAGAGCCGGGCGTCGATTGGAGGCTTGGAGGCCTCAGTACGAGCAGCATACAGTGCCTCTACCAGAGCCCCCAGTTTTTCGGGTGCTACCGAATCAAGGTTGCCGGCCCGCAGGGACTCCAAGCCTTGGACGCCGAGGACAAGCGCAGCCGCGCGAGCCATGGTCGCGATGTACTTCTTCGAGGCCGTGCTGAACCCGGCGCCCTGCGCTGCCACCCACTGGTCGTACCCGCTCCGGAGGAACTTGAGGGCTGCCTGCTGCTTCTTGCTCGGGCGGGAGAGGATCTGGGAGGCCAGGACCGGACGCATCGTGTAGAGCGCCACGCCCAGCTTGTCTTCCCAGCCCTTGCCCCGCTTGAGGATGACCTGGGACTCCTTGCCGCCCACGCCCTTCTCGGAGCCCGGCGGGTAGAAGCCTTCTTCCGAGAGTGTCGCTGCCCGGAGCGCGTGCGTCTCGTACAGCGCTTCCTTGACCTGCCGGATGATCCCGAACAGATCCTCGCGGGACCTCGCGTAGACGTGGGCCGCGATCGTGGTTTTCTTTCCCTCGGGTGGCGTCTGGTAGGCTCGGGGCGCGAACTCGTAGAACTGGACCGGAAGGTCCACTTCGCGCCCTGCTGCGTCGAGGGGCTTCTTGCCATTCCCGTAGATGAAGAACGCGTCCTCTCCGGTGTCCTTGATGACCCCGTCCCAGTACGCGTTCCACGCCTCCTGGAGATCCTGCTCGGACCGGATGGGCTTCCCGTACTGGAGGGCTGCGGTGCGCGCCCAGTAGAGCAGCATCCCGTAGAAGCCAATCTTGTCGATGCTCTCTGCGAGCTGCTGGTTGCGCCAGACAGACTGACCCTTCTCCTTGTCGTACCGGAAAAACCCCGGGAAGGGCAACTTCGCCCCGTGCTCGTACTCGCGTCCAGTCACCACCTGGTACTGGTCTCGGGTCAGCGTGAAAAGCAGGGGGTTGTAGGTGTAGTAGCCGTTGATGCGGACAGGCCGCTGCCCCGCCGTCCGAATCCGGCTGGCGTCTTCGATGCCGTGGCCACCTGCGATGGCGATCTTGAGCGTCTCCCGGAGCTGCCGGGCCACGTCGCGGAGATCTGAGCGCGCGACATCGAGTGTCTTCTCGGTCTGCTGCGCGAGGACAGCCTCGCGGATTTTCGCCACCTCGGCGGCTTCGTTCACGAGGCCTGCGCGGTTCATCGCGGTGACCAAGGCTCTGAACTCTGCGTCGTTCAGCGTGTCGAGGCGCTTCACCTCACGCCCATTCCGGTAGGCCTCCTCCCGGATCTTCTCGTAGGTCTGGGCGACGACCTGAGCCTTCTCGGGCGGGAACGCTTCGGGGTTCTCCGCTTCCTTCTGGCGCAGGATCTGATCCAGAAGCGCGGGGACGTTTTGGACACCGCCGATGTAGGCGGCCTCCTTCGTGAAGGGGCCCACGAGCGTCGGCCGGTCGAGCTTGAGGGACAAATAGATCGCCATCGCCTCTGCGAAGACGAAGTTGCTTCCCCCGCGCCATGCAGGCAGGCTGAGGTTCTGGACCGCGCGCTGGTGGAGGTAGTCGAGCAGGTTGAGACACGTCTCCCGGAAGGGACTCGGCGTGGAGAACGCCCCGAAGATCGCCTGCTCCCCGCGTTGGAGGCACGCTGAGAGGAACCCCTTCTTGGTCTCCGTGTTCGACTCTGGTCGTGCCTCGATCGTCGGGTATCCCGCGAGGCCCTTGTCGATGAAGTCCACCGTCTTGTCCTGGCCCGAGAACTGAGCCAGAGCTCGCACGATCTGCTCGAAGCTGATCTGGTAGGTCTTGCTCACCATCGCGAGTAGCGCCGGATCTCCGAGGTCGTCCGGCCGGTACGCGGACAACCCGAGCATCGCGGCGTACAGGTACGCGTAAGAGGTCGTCTTCTCTGGTGAGATGCGAAGGCGGTCCTCGCCGTCCACGTCCAAGACGGAGCGGAAAATCCGCTCCAGACCCTTGGCGTAGCTGGGGAGCGTGCGCGCCCTGAGGTCCGCGAAGAACTCCTTGCCGTTGGTCAGCCCAGCCGGGGAGAAGCGCTCTTCGAGGGTGCGCACCACATTCGGGGAGATCTGCGGCCAGGAGGTGACCTTGGACAGGCTCTGCGCCAAGGCTGCGACGACCTCACTGGACCACCCGTTCTTGCGTCCAATGTACTCGATGTACGAGGCTACGGACCCGGGGGGGTATGGCTTGAACCCGCGCTCGAAGGTGCGGATCTTGTACTTCTTCCGGTCCTTCGCCTTCTTGAACCTCCCACGCGATACGCGCGTCTCCTCGACGAGAACTCCGTTCTTGACTGCGTCGTTGATCAGGGCGTTGATCGTCTCCTTGAGGCGATCCAGCGCCTCGCGGACGAAGTTCTTGGCCTCCTTTGAGGGGAGGAGGAAGTCCAGGGCGTCTACTTTGTCGAAGATGGCGTAGTCCGCCGCCGGCTGCCCCTTGTAGGGGCGGATCGCCTTGGCCTCGTTGATCCGGTCGTACTGCACGCTGAGGCGTGCCAGCGCGACGCGGAGTCTGGTCACCTTCTTGCTGAAGTAGTCTTCTGCCTGCTTCACGACCTGGAAGGTCTTGGCGTCGTTTCCCTCGTAGTAGATGGTCGAAGCCTGGACGAAGTTCGGGCTGTTCTTCGGCCCGACGTCAGCCATGCTGTTCATGTCCCCGCGCACAGCGTGAGCGGTGGCCATGACGTTGCTGACCGCGTATGCAGCCTGTTTGACGGCTTCGAGGTACTCCAGTTGCTTCGGCTCCGGGCAGTACCGCTCGAAGACATTGACCTGCTTGTCCGACTCCTTGATGCTGATGTCAGGGAACTGACCCGGCCGCTCCCGAACCCAAGAGTAGTAGGGGTTCCGGTCCTTCGGGCTGTTCGGCGCGAAGATCTGGAAGTAGTCCCGCAGAGTCTGCCGCGTGAGGTCCTTGCTCTTGGTTACCCGGATCGCGAGGAGCTCGGAGTCACGGAAGATGTTGGCCCGGTCCATGTCCAGGGCGTAAGCCTCGCCCTCGTCGCCATACACCTTCTTCCCCTTCTTGGGCACCGAAAACAGGACCGGCGTCTCAGGGCGAATCCGGTTGTCTGGGACCGAAAGCCTTCCTTGAGTCCGGACGGAGGGGAGCTCACTCGGAATGGCTGCTTTGGGAGAGAGCCCAGCAGACGATCCTCCCTGGATCTTCGAGGAACGCAGCGTACCGCTTTTGGGGTCGTAGACCCCCGACTTCGAGCCCTTGGACTTGATCCACTGTGCCCCGACGTTGGTGATGCCGACGGGCGTGGCCTTGCCCGTATCGTACCCTGACGGAAGCTTGCCTTCGAGCAGCTCGTTGTCCTTGAAGCCACTCAGGAAAATCTGGAGAGCCTCGACGTTTTGGGGAGCTGCCACGTCCTTCAGCTTGCCTTCGTTTCGGGCGCGGGCCAAGACAGGTTTGAGCTCCCCTCCTACGGCCAGAGGGACAACATCGAAGGGGCGAAGACTGTCCTTCCCTCCAACCTTCGGGACGAAGATGCGGACTCCTTGCCCCCCGGCAGCGGGCGTGATCTGCGCCGTGTTGACGTCGATGGAGAGAATGTTCTCCAGCGTGAGCGGCTCAGGCTTGTTGCCCCCGACGCGTACCCGGAACTTCGCTTTCTTGGGATTGAAGGCGAGCTTGCCGTTGCGCATCTCCAGGCCCAGGTCCCCGTAAGTGAGCCAGTGGCTCACCGTACGCGGCCTCGCCGTCGTGTTCAGGGTGTACGCGTGGCCGTCGATGACGTTGCCGCAGATGAAGGTCTCAGCGCGGTCCGTGCGGACGGGATCCGGGAGGATCCGAACAGCCGCTCCGCGCCCCTGAATCGTCTCGAAGATGTCCGTACCGTCCGTCTTATCCCGCGCCTGTTTCAGAGCTTGCGCCTCGACATACCGCTTTTCGCGGCGCTGCTCCGTGCGGAACTGCTTCTGCGCCTCAGGCGTGCGGGCCCCAGATCGACCCACGCTGATGTCTACACGAGCTTTCTCACCCGTCATTCGAGAAGCGTAGAGCTCCTCCTGACGGCTGCGCGGGGCCGGCAGATTCCCTCGCAGGTACTCGTAAAGCTCCGCTTCGGACCGGAGCGAGGGCTCTGCGCTCAGCAGGGAATCCTTCAGAAACTCTTTGTTCTCCTTGACGGCATCGCGGACCGTGTCGAAGTCTTGGGTGTCTCCGATCCGGCCTGCCTCGAAGTCGATGACAGCATCGACGGCATCATTCCCCGTCCGCACGTCGTACTGGATCATGGCTGCGAGGGGCACAATCCACCGCGTCTCCTGCTCAGGGTTGCGGCGGTAGCGCGTCTGAGAGCGCCGCCCGTTCGTCCGAAGACGGCTCAGTGAGCTCCCAGCTTGGCGGACGAGTCGGTTCGACCCATCGAGCCGGATGTCCACCATCCCCTGCCCGGTCTTGCGCACGACGGTGCCCGTCCGCAGCTCTCCCGAGGACGTGTGGTACGCGACCTTGTCACCTTTGCGGACAGCCATGGGATCAACTCACTGGGAAGCTGCGACAACCAGCTCGAACGTCTGCGGGCTGCCAGTCTGGTTAGCAATCTGGAGGCTCAACATCGTAGCCACCACGCGGATGTTCACGAAGGTCGGCGTCAGCAGGAACACAGCTTGCGGGGGAGTGAGCGGCAACCAGTTGGGTTGAGCGTTCGTGGTGTTGTCCACAGCGAAGTACGGCTCGAAGTTGGCTCCGACCGCACCGGCTGTCTGGTGAAGGTAGAAAAACGCGTTGGGCAGGTTGTTGCACTGGATCGCGAGGTCGGCCAAGGTGGTTTTCGCACCTCCCGCCACGACTACCGTCTTCCGCTTGAACACGGAAGCCGAAGCAATCAGATCACTACCCGCTACCGGGACGCGGACGATAGGCATTGTCGGTCCTCAGTAGTACGCCGATTCGACGTAGATGACCTGGTTGGAGTTCCAGTCGTCCGGGTCCTTTCGGAAGCGCAGCTCCAATCCCCAGAAGCGTACCGGAGTCCCTTCTCCCAGCGGAGCAAAAGTCACGATGACTCGATCTGGCTGGTCGGTGCCCAGCATGAAGTCAGCCGTGATGTCGGACGCAGCAGTCACCCGCTCCACAGAGCTGAAGCCGTTCCGGACGTCACCGTACGCGATGGCCGCCGACTCCAGAGACTCCACGCGGAGCCCCGTCGTGGTATCTGGGTCACTCAAGACAAGGTTGCTGATCTGGATGTAGAGTCGCGCGGAGCGGCTCCAGATGGGGACACCGGACTTGGGCGAGCCCCCTGCACTCCGGAGATCGGGGCGCAGGTTGAAGATGGGCGTAGACCACTGGGCCAGGTACGAACCGTCTTCTTGGAGTACCCACTGCAACCGAACCTTGGTGCTCTCGTAGTACGCCACAGGCATCCCGGATGCTGCGGGCATCGGGAGCGTCGTCTGCGGGTTCGGGAAGAGCGCCCTGTTGGACGGCTGCGAGGGGTTGCTCATCAGTAGCGGCCCGGCGAGCTGAAGTTGCGGGGACCGCGCATCTCAAGGCAGACCAGCGTGATGTCAATGCGGAGGTCGGCGATCAGCGGGGTGAGGCCGAGCTGAACGGACGCGCCCTGGTCGATGTTGAAGCCGTGGCCGCCGATCTCACCGGGGTTCTCCATCGTCCCCACGACGGTCTCAGCGAGGCGGGCTGCGGTGTGCAGCTTGTCGCCTGTCGAGTACTCCATCCGGAACAGGTAGGAGAGGTTCATGTTGATCGTGGACAGCGCGCCAACAGCCGCGCCAAGGGCCGCCGTGTTGACCGCTGAGCCGTTGATCGCCACGAGGCGGCACGGGATGTCGAACTGCACGAAGCGGGTCGACTCGGAGTTCACCGTGTAGTCCGCGTCCGTGCTCAGCAGCGTCGCGCCGTAGTAGCGGACCTGGTAGCCCACCGACGGGTTGGTGCTGTACCATGGGGCGGTGGGGAAGAACGGGAAGCGGACGAACGGCTGCTCACCCTCACCGCCCATCTGGGCCGAGGAGGGCATCGCGATGTTTGCGGAACGCTGCTGGGTCATTTGACACGGCCCTGTAAAAGAGAAGAGGCAGGAAGCATCGTACCAGACAGGTAGCACGAGCCTCAGAAACAAGTAACCCCCGACCCGAAAGGTCGAGGGCTACAAGTTGCCGGGGGCAGGGTTTTCTGCGCCCTCGTCAGGCGGACCAGATCAGGTAGGCGCGACGACCACGGTGAGCGACTGGCCGATGGCCGAGGTGAGGCGCAGGACGGTGTCGTTGAGGGTAGCGGCCGCCCCGGCACAGGTCACGATGATCTTGTCCTCGAAGACCACGCTGGGGTCAGTGGCGGGAAGAGTGGCTTTGGCGTCACCTACAGCCGTTGCGGGGAGAGCGTCATTCGTGCCGTTGCTGACCGCAATGGTGGAGTTGGTGTTCCCAGTGGTGGTCACGCTGGAGAGGTGCCAGCTACCGTTGGGGAGGGTGATGGTGGCCGAGTTGCCCGTGCCGATCTGGTTGGTGAGGTCGATCGTGAACGTCGGGGAGAAGGTAGCAGCCATTTGGACCTCCTAAGGTCGTTGGCGGTGAAGTGAGAAACACAGAGGGAAGGGTGAAGAGGCCTCTGCTGCGCTCACGCAACCGGAGCCTAAGTGAGCGACAGCATCAGCCCAAGAACTTCGGGTCAGCGCGAGTGCTACACGACCTCAACTCTGACAGGTCGCGCCTTGGCGTCCACGGCGCGGCAGAGCAGTTGGCAGCGGCGCACGGGAGCCCCGGTCACCTCGATCTCGATGACGGCGGTCGCAGAGAACGTCGAAGCAGCAGGAGAAATCTCCGCGCCCTCAGGCCCCACGGAGGCGGCGCTCACGGTCCCGTTGAAGACCCGGACCGCGCAGCCCGGCTCTCCCTCGACGAGCACGCTCATCAGCTCGAACGCCTGGCCGATGTCGGTCACGCGCAGCCGCTTGCCGCCCTCGACGGCCGCCTTCAGGTCTACGACGAAGACGTTCGAGTAGCGGCCGAGCATCACGCCACGACGACCGTGAGGACGTCAGCGTAGGCGTCGGGGTAGCGGGTGAACAGCGTCACGCGGGTCGCGTTCGCGTCAGCTACCTCGATGGTGAGCGCGTCTGCCGGAGTGAAGCTGGCGTTGACGTTGGTGATCGAGCACGAGTTGGTGGGATCGCCCCCACCCGGGAAGTGGTAGGTCGCGACAGCAGCGATGTTGCCGTTCTTCTTGACCGTCGCCACGCACCCGGCGGAACCGGTCACGGCCACATGCACCAACTCGAACGCGTCGAGAACGCTGGTGATCGTAGCGGTCTGCCCCGCGTTGATGGCAGAGGTGATGTCGATGATCCCACAAGGGCTGGCGCGGTTTGCCATCAGAAGCTCCGGTTGATGAGGCGACTCTATCGCACAGGAGACAAGCAGTCAGAGTTGAAAGGGCACCTGCTGTGCCACAGACTTCGATCAGAGGGTCGTCTTGTAGTAGTAGAACTCCTGGTGGCTCAGAGTCTCTCCCAGAGCGGCGTTGACCTCATCGCGGACCTTGCCTTCCCGGATGAGCTGCCGGATCTCCTCCTTGCGAATGCGGGAGCGCTTCGGCTTCTGTGCCTTCGTGCCACCTGTCTTGCCTGTGACCCCCTTGCGGGTCCTGCCGTGCGCGATCCCCAAGGCCGTATCTACCGAGCAGTCGAGGATTTCAGCCATCGCTCGGAGAGACAGCTCTCCCTCGTCGTACAGATCCGAGCAAGTCTTGACGAGAGCCTCGTCGTTCGTGCGGCCACCGTACCAGCGCCACTTGGGTTCTGAGGCGGGGGCGAGTTCGACAGGAACGCTCTCCTGACGGTGCTTGACCACGTCGAGCATGTTCTCGCTACGAGTACCCCAAGCCAGATTCTCGGCCCGATTGTCTCGTTTGTCCCCGTTCAGGTGCCGCACATCGGTGTGTTCAGGCGACGGGGGGTCGCCGTGGAAGGCTTGGCAGACGAGCCGATGGACGAGCCGCGTCGAGGACTTCTCTCCGACCCGTCTTGTTATACCTACCGTTCGGTAACCTGTCGCCATCACGGTTCCGTCCAGCGTCGTGCCTCGCCAGGACCTCGTGTAGCTCTTGACTTCTCCGGTGTTCGACACCGTGTACCGCCCGCTGGTGCCCGAGACGCTGACTGTGACCACCCCAGTGTTTTTCTTGAACACGAGCACCGGCTCGGTCCGAGGGCCCTGACCGTTCTTCCGCCCGAAGTGGTCCACCCCGACATGCAGCTTGTCCTCCTCAACGTACTCCAGCCCCGCCTGCCGGGCGCACCGGAGGACGGCCTCACGCCGAGCGTCGTCCACGTTGAGGACAAAGTGACCCCCTGGCTTGAGGACATCGAAGCCTCGCTGGATGGTGGGCTGGAGGTACCGCTCGACCCACTCGGACTCCACGGGATAGTCGCGCCAGCACTGACCGGGCTCGTCGAAGTACCGCTCCTTATCGAAGTAGGGTGGAGAGGTGAACACCATGTCCACAGGGCAGGTCGGCCCTTCGACTTCGGACCCGTTCTCGATGATCTCCCCCCGGCCGGGGAGAAGCGTCCGCAGCTCTGCCGCAGTCAGCCTCGCGGGCTCGTTCGCGATGTAGCGGCCCTCAGGGTAGACCGCGTAGAAGCCCAGCATGCGGCCTCCGAACCCACCTGACGGATCCCACACGACGGGCCGAGGGTTGTCTCCGATCCACTCGCGGTAGATGGCGGCTGCGGGGACCGGCTTGAACAGGGAGGGCACCTTGCGCCCCGAGATGAGCCCCCGAAACAGGGCCTCTCGGGTGAAGTCCCACACCTCATCGTGCTTGTTCAGTCCGATCCTGTACGCGATGACCTGCTTCAACTTCTCCCAGTCTTGGCACGTCTCCAGCGCGCCGCCTTGCGTCTTCCAGTAGGCCGTGAAGTGCGCGCGCATCAGCTTCACTCCGACCCTGGACAATGACGAGAGCCGATCGTCACTTCGCGCCAAGACGGCTCCATTTCGGGCCTGGGCCAAGACCTCCTCCGAAGTCCCCGCGAAGCCGGGGTTGCGCCAGCCCCACCGTTCGATGTCCCGCTGGGCCAGATCGGTCAGCTCCGGAAGCACCTGCGCGACAAACGGCCCCAGATCCCACTTCCGAAGCTCCCGCGACTCCTCGGCGCTCAGGAGCACCTCATCTGTCCAGCACCACTCGGGGTCGGCGTAGAAGTTCCGCAGGCGTCGCCACACGGCATCCAACAGCTTCTCAGCCATTCTCTTCTCCTGTGAGATGACGTACTTGTATCACTCAGCGAGAAGCTGCACAACTCCGTACTACAAGACCCCCAAATGCGAAGAACCCCCGACCTTTCGGTCGAGGGCTCTTGTCCAAAGCGCCGCTTGAAGCGGCATTCTGGATCAGCCGATCTCGATGACCGACTTGTAGTAGCCGAGAAGCACGACGCGAACGGCGATGCCGACGTTCGTCGGCAGAGCGGCGGTGCGCGAGCCGAAGTTCAGCTCGACCGAGAAGGTCGAGGAACCGGGCAGGGCGACCGGGTTCTTCCGGTACATCCAGATGCCGCCGTTGCCGTTGTTCAGCGAGCCGACCTGGTTGCCGGCGGAGTCAGCGACGGCACCGAAGATACCGCCGCCCGCACCAGCGAGCATCAGGGGGCAGATGAACACCTTCGTCTGGGTGAAGTCCCAGGCGAGAATGCCGTTGTTGACGACGTTTGCGAGGCCGGAAGCGGCAGCGCTGGCGTCGGTGATGGGCTCACCGAAGTCGTCGTCGGTGGGGTCCCAGTGGATGACCTGACCGGCGACGCCGAAAACGTCGTAGGCCTGACCCGACGGGATGCGCCCCGCCTCCTTCAGGTTGGTCTCGCTCTGGGTGAGGCCGTTCGGGAAGCCCTGGCCCTGACCACCGAGCTGAGTCACGAACAGGCGGTTCACGCTGTTCTGGAGGTTCTGGGCCGCAACGGCCGAGCCGAAGGCGTGCGTCGAGTAGAGGGTGATCTCACCGAAGCGGAAGAGGTTCTTCGGGAGGGACTGCTGAACGTTCGAGGGGAAGCCCGAACCCTGGCTGATCTGCATTGTGTACTCCAATGCGAAGGGATTGAGATGATGAGGGCGGATGCCCGGTAGATGGAAGAGGTTGCCACTGGCGGCTGGCCCCTTGACAGGCCCAGCCTACCAGATCACATCGCAGCCTGGCCAGCGAAAAGCATTCCAGCGTAGCTGGAGTCTGCTCCGTTCGCCGTCCCAGCCATGTTGGCCGTGTGGCCGGAGACGAACTCCGGGCTCTGGACAGGGAGCTGGGTCTTCAGCTCACGCTTCATCGTGATGATGGCTGCGCGGCGCATCTTCTTGATGAGGGCGAGGCGCTGCCTGGGGGGGAGGGCGGCGAGGCGCTGGAACTTCCTGAAGCCGATCAGCTTGATCAGCCAGCCCCAGCGGTGCCCACGACGACCCGCAAGGTGGGACGGAGCACCCGGAGATCCACCCATCGCGTTCAGGCGATGGGGAGGATGCCCGAAGCGGTTCATCCACTCTTCCGGCCCGGCGCAAGCTGCCTGGCCCTCTGCCACATCGAGATCCGCCCCGGCGTGCTGAGCGTCGGCGAGCTCTGCACTTCCGTATGCCGAGGCGGCATCATCAAAAGGGGAGGAGAAGCCCCCGATCTCGTAGGCCATGCCGTCGCCGTAGTTGTCCATGGCGATCCCACCGAAGACACCCTCGTTGTCCAGGGCGATCCCACCGAAGACACCCTCGTTGTCCAGGGCGATCCCGCCGAAGACACCGGCCATGTCGTCGCTGATCTCCTCGTCGAGCTCGTCCTCGTTCAGGTCGAGATCGCCCTCGCCGAGCATCCCGGTCATCTCAGCGACCTGGAGCGCACCACCGGCAGCGGCCACACCGCCAGCCAGCAGGCCGAGGTACAGGCCAGCCTGACCGCCGACCGCAGCGGCAGCGCCGCCGAGGATCGCGCCGGCCAGCAGACCGGTGGAGGCGTAGGCGTACTCCTGGAGGTACTCACCCGCGACGGGGATGCGGGCGTAGACGTTCTCGCTGACCCAGGGCACGGCCTTGGCGTGGACGTAGGCACCGGCAGCGGCACCGACGGTCGCCACACCGGCCTTCATCGCGAGGCCACGGTAGTCCGGGTTGGTCAGGGCGAGACCGCCGAAGACGCGGGGGTTGCTGACCATGGTCAGCGCGCCCTCACGGCCCTTCACGATGTCCCAGGCCTCCTTGAGGCTGACACCGCGCTCCTGCTTGATCCGCATCGCCATGGCGGCCATGGAGTTGCCGCCGCGACCGCTGCTCTTGCGCTTCGGAGCGGACTTCCAGGCGGCCTTCTGCTCGGCCCACGCCTGCTGGTGGGTGACGCCCGCTGCGCGGCGCTGGACGCGGCGCTTGTTGAACTCGCGAACGGCTGCGACGTCCACGGTGCTGTACGGCTGGCGGCCGAATGCGTTGGCCTTGTAGCGGTCGTTCTTCTTCCGCTTCAGGTAGTAGCGCCCGGCCTTGCTGCCCAGAGCCCGCTTGGCGTAGCCTACGGGCTTCGCGAAGCCCTGCTTGGAGGGCTTGCCGTAGCCGGCCTTCTGAAGGCCCATGGCGATGGCACGCTTGGCGTTGGCGTACTTCTGCTTCGTGGCCTTGCTCTGGGGGCCGGCAGCGATGGCGGCCGCGACCCGAGCACCCTTCTGGCCCTTCGGGGAGTAGATGTCGTACGCCTGCTTGATCTGCTTGGCGGACTTGCCGGAAGTGATCATGCCGACGACGTCGCCAATCGAGGCGCCTTTCTTGACGACGGCGCGAGCGGCAGCGTTGATGCGCCGACGGTCGTTCGGGTTGGTGAGTGCGAGACCCATGTCTTCGCTCCTTCTGGGGTTTGATACGAGAATCGCCCCAGACAGGGGCATGAAGTTGCTCATGGCAGCCTCTCCGCGAGAGCAGGTCTGCTGCTCGATCAAACCTCGCATCTTTTCCGTCTTGCTGCAAGAATGTAAGGTTATTACCCAGTGCTACAAACACTGCTACGGAGAGCCCATGGCAAAAGCGCACGTCGGCCACCACCTTCTCCGTGTGCGGATCCGAAAACGCATTTTCCGGCACCTCCAGGAGGTAGCGGACTACGAGTCCGACCGGACAGGGGAGCACGTCACGGTCTCAGACCTTGTCCGGCAGGCGTGCGTCAACCTGCTCGTGCTGCACGAGACCATGCGCTCGCTACACGAGCTCCCCGACCTGATGAACCCAGACCTCGACGACGAGGACTGGGAGGACCTGTTCGACGGCGCAGAAAAAGACGACGCGGAGGAGGAAGCTGATCTGGACGAGGAGCTGGCTTCTTTTCAGCCCTTCACGGTAGCGCCCCAGCGCTTGAACTGATCAGTCCTTCTTCGGCCAGAACATGATTCCCAGGCCGATCACAGCGGCGAGCGTCAGAGGAGCTGCCACCATGAACCAGGTCTTCGTGTAGAAGGGCTGAGAAGCCGGAAACGTCTCAACGGCCTGCGAGACGATCTCCTCCGCAGGGACGGACGCCGGTACCTGTGGCTTCTTGCTCCGCTCCCTCTTCAACTTCGCGGAGGACACAGACTTGGCCTTGCCGCTCTTGATCGCGTCGATGATCGCGTTGTACGCCGTCGACCCCTTGCTGACCGAGATGTTCGTGCCGCCCTTCGGCGACATCACGATCGTCACGGCCTTGGTGCTGGCGTTGTAGAAGTAGGTGTAGCCGCTCTCCGCGTAGTTGCCGGTCTTGAGACCACTCGTAGAGGAGCCACCGGACTTGGGCGCGTCCGGGATGGAGGTGTAGGAGGTGTAGGTTCCCTTCGGCTTGCCCTCCTGCGCGGCGCGGAGGTCGGCGCAGGACACCTTGGCCCCCTTCTTTCCGAGGAGGCCGGCGTGGTCGGTACACGTCCCACCGATGACGCCTTCGTCAGCTCCCCCCTTTCCAGTGAGGTTGCTCCAGAAGCCGGCGTACTCTTGCTCGGAAATCGCCATGGTTCAATCCGTGATGCCCGGATGGGGGCACGTGTAGTTGCCGCCTGCGAGCCACAGCCGGCCCTGGCTGTCGCAGCAGAGGACGGGGTAGTGAGCCGACTCCTCTCCCATCTTGTGGATGTAGTAGGAGGGGCCGTCGTCTTTCTTGTGGGTGTGGTAGACGAGAGCCGTCATCACTCCGATGGGCTTGACGATCACGTTGGGGTAGTCATCCACCTTCCCGTGGCGCCCTCCGACCATCAGGGCGAGTTGCCCCAGCGGGAGGGCTGGCGCGCTGTTCTCATCGAAGAACCGCTCTGCCAGCTTTCCTGTCGCGGAAGGCGCGACCAGCAGGTAGAGCCGCTCGCTCGGATGCGCCGGATCGTAGGCGACGTAGGACCGACGTGCAACAGGACGCGCGAACTCGATCATCGTGTCCCGGACCCGTCTCGGGTTAACCTTCACGGGAGCCCGGAAGTGGACGCGGACGAGCCGACCGCACTCGATCATGTTCTCCGGCAGGTCCGCATCATCCCAGTCGATGACCTCTGCCGGCTCCTCGCCCCAGTGCCAGTCCGTATACATCTGGGCATACTGCTTGGCGTAGTTCGCGGGAGACCGGCTGACCACGTTGATCTTCGGGTTGTAACGACTCATTTCACCGCTCGGTAGAGGACAGCGACTCCCAGAATGCCCATCGAGCCGTACAGGGAGTACCGGAGAATCTGGTTTCGGATCTCTGCGCGCTCAGCCTGCACGACCTTGAGGTCTTGTGCCAGCTCTTGCGTAGCGATCTTCTCGTAGTCTACTCGCTGCTGCCCGATAGCCTGCTCTCGCAGATCAAGCGCAGCCATGGCCGTCGTCCGGTAGATCTCCTGCTGAGGCGTGAGCCGGGCAGACTGGATTGCGGTCTTCGCGGTGGCTGCGCCGCCCGCAATGGCTCCGCCAGCCGCAGCGCCGAGTCCGATGCCGGCCCACAGAGAAGCTACGCCAGCCCCTGCGAAGGGCCCAGCGCCCCCTGCGGTGAGGATCGTCGCGGCGATCCCGCCCACCGTGCCGACGACAGCCGTCGTGATCTTCCCCGCCATGCCCGACTTGCGGCTCCGCTCCAGGCTCATCCCGATCATGAGCATCGCGCGGGTGGACCAGGCAGCGGGTGCGATTGCACGCTCCACCACAGCAGCCTGGATGTACTCAGCCGCGCCCCTCAGCGTCTTGGGAGCGACCTTGCTCTTCCAGTACCGATCCGCGACAGGATCCTGCTTGAAGCACTTCTTGACGAGTGCGAGGATCTGCTTGTCGTTCTTCTGGCCCTTGGCTCGCAGGAGGCCAGGGAGCACCTCAGGGTTGACCACCGTGTGGAAGGGTGCGTAGCCCGGACCCTGCGTCTCGGGGTTGAAGGCAGAGGCGAGCATCGTGAGGCCGCCTGCGATGACAGCCCGGTACTCGGCGTTGATGTACTTCTCGTCGGGTCGGTAGCCCTCCGCCATGTACTTCATGCGACGAGAACCGCCGGACCACTTCGTCCCCTTCTTGGCGGGGCGTTTGTGCCACGGCGTAGACGCCTTCCAAAGGGCCGTGAAGTTCTTCTCCTTGAGGAGCTGCTTCCCCGGGATGGGCTTGGTGCTCCCGGCTTTCTCTTTGAGGTCCGCTGACCGGACACTCAGCTTTCCCGCCGTCCGGCGCAACCGTG